AGCTGTTCCTGTTACATCTGGAATGAAATCTATTACTGCGGCTAAAGATAGTTTTCCATATCCTGTAGGAACTCCTGTCCCTATTATTGAATTAAGCAAAGAACTTCAAAAAGAAGAAAAAAATAAATAAAAAAACTGATGTTTTTAAATAAAGCTACAGATCAATCAAATTTAGACATGTCAGATGGTAGGGATTTAAACTACTATCTTGAAATGACAAAAGACTATAAACCTGATTTTGAATTTCAATTAAAACAAGCAGAAGGTTTTACAATAGTCGATGATGGAGAATTTCAATACGGTACTAAAGCCAAAATGGGAGACTTCATGATTAGTCAAGTAAAAGAAGATACTTTAATTTATGTAGCACCAAGAACAGGATATGCTCCGTACTCACTTACTTATCTTGCAAAAAAATACAATAAGAAGTTGATCCTGTTTATGCCTGCATCTAAAGAAGCATCTGAACATCAACTAAGAGTTATTGAAGATGGCGCAACTCCTATATTTTTAAAAACTCCTGCTATGCCTACTATTAATATTTGGGCAAAAGAATTTGCAAAAAAGATAGGAGCAAAATATCTACCATTTGGACTTAAACATGAACAAGTTGTAGCCGGTGGAGTAAGAATATTCCATGATGCATTTAAAGATAAAATAATTCCAAATATGTGGACTGTATTTTCTACAGGAGTTTTATCTAGAACATTACAAATCGCTCTACCTAATACAAATTTTAATGCTGTAGCAGTTGCAAGAAATGTGCAACCAGGTGAATTAGGTAGAGCTAAGTTTTATACACACCATAAAGACTTTCTAAAAAACGCAGAAATAGAAACTCCATTTGATTGTATTAAAACTTATGACGCAAAAGGTTGGGAGTATATGAAAAAACATGGCCACTTAAAAGATTGGTTTTGGAATGTAGCAAGAAATATGCCAAAGCCGACAATTAAGCCAAGTGACATTGATTCTCAACGAGAGTGGGGAGATAAGTCTGATATAATTAAGTACTTAGGAGAATAATTTTATTAGGATAAAGAATTGATTTAAATTTACTTTATGAATATATTAGAACAAGCAAATGAGATCATTTATAAAAGAAATGAAGAAAAAGCTAGACAATATGGGCCTATGCAAGAAGGCATGGAAAAAGCTGCGCAACTAGCATCAATAATGACTAGTAAAGATATTACAGCAAAAGACATGTATTTGTGTATGATAGCTTTAAAACTATCAAGAGAATCATATAATAAGAAATATGATAATTTGTTAGATACATTAGCTTATATAGCAGCTATGTATGAGCATTATAAACAGGATTATGATAAGACAAAGTAGATAACTTTTTTAACTCTTAGATATTTATAATAAACACTAATGTATATCTATAAGATAACTAATATTATAAATTCAAAAGTTTATATAGGAATGTCTACAAAAGCTAATGATAACTACTTCGGTAGCGGAGTTATTATTTCTAAAGCTATAAAAAAATATGGAAAAGAACATTTTATTAAAGAGATAATAGAAACATGCGAAAATATAGAACAGTTGCAAATTAGAGAACAATATTGGATACAATACTATAAGTCTATATTAAATGATAATTGTTACAATGTTCACGAAGGAGGAAAGGGAGGTAATTGGAAAAAATGGATGTCTCAAGAAAGATTGGAAGAAGTTATGTTGAATTTAAAAAATGGAGGAGGCCAATTTAAAAAAGGAGAAAAACCTTGGAATAAAGGATTAAAATATAAGAATGAAAAAATATCGATTGCTTTAAAAGGCAAAAAACAAGATGCCGAGACAGTTAAAAAAAGAACTGATAAATTAATAGGTAAGAAAAGAAATGAAGATCAAAAGAAAAATATATCTAGTAGTTTAAAAGCAGTATATAAAGGCAGTTTCTCAGAAGAGCATAAAAATAAGCTTTCTGAATCTCATAAAGGTATAAAAATGACTGAGTCAGCTAAAGAAAAGTTAAGAGGTAAAAAAGATACCGTTATATGTCCATACTGTAAAAAAACAGGTGCAGGTCCTGTAATGTATAGATACCATTTTGACAATTGTAAATTAATAAACAAATATATATAAAATGAAAATTCTAAAGACGAGAAACGTAAAGCTTCCAAGTAGAGGCACGCCTTCTAGTGCAGGCATAGATTTTTATACGCCCAATGATTTTGAAACAGCATCATTAAAACCAGGACAATCTGTATTAATCCCATCAGGAATTAAAGTTCAAGTTCCTAGAGGCTACGCATTGATTGCTTTTAATAAATCAGGAGTAGCAGTAAAACAAGGTCTTTCTGTAGGTGCTTGTGTTGTAGATGAAGATTACGAAGGAGAAGTTCATTTACATATGATCAATACATCGGATAAAGATCAAGTAATTACTACAGGACAAAAATTAGTTCAATTTGTATTAATTCCAGTAGCCTATTTTGATATAGAAGAAGTAGAAGAATTACAGTCTAGAAATACTGAAAGAGGCGAAGGCGGATTTGGATCAACAGGATTATAATATGAGTAAACTAGACACCGTATTTATTAACATAGCAAAGGAAACATCTACTCTGTCACACTGCGTTCGATCTAAGGTCGGCGCAGTTTTAGTTAAAAGTGGTAATATAATTTCTTTTGGTTATAATGGAACTCCATCAGGAATGGATAATAGTTGTGAAGAAAATGATGTTACTCTATCTCAAGTAATCCACGCAGAGTGTAATGCTATTCTTAAAGCTGCAAAAACAGGAAACTCTGTAGATGGATCTACTTTGTATCTAACTCTTTCACCATGTTTAGACTGCTCTAAACTTATTTTGCAATCAGGAATAAAAAAAGTTGTATATTTAACTAATTACCGTAATCTTGAAGGCGTAGATTTTCTTAAACAATTTATAGAAGTAGAACAATATGCAGAATAAAATATATAAAACACCAACAAGTGCATTTGAAAACTTATTTCATTATATATTAGGTAAAGGTGAAGATTTTGCTGGCACTAAAGCTATATTCAATTCAGTATTTACTATTCAAGATCCAACACAAAAAGTAATTGAGACTCCTAAACGTAAGTTTAATCAAGAATATGCAGACTATGAATGGGATTGGTATCGTAAAGGAGATAGAGATGCTAGTGAAATAGCAGAGAGAGCTAAGATATGGAAACAAATGATGGTTCCTTTTACTACAGAAGTAAATTCTAATTATGGATATTTTTGGAATTATAATGATCAGCTTAAAAGAGTTATTGATGAACTAATAAGAAATAAAGAAACACGTCGTGCAATTGTTGTACATTATCTATTACATGAATTAGATAGATATCAGTATGACACTCCTTGTAATGATGTACTTAATTTTTATATCAAAGATGATAAATTACAACTAACAGTATTTGCAAGATCTATAGATTTAGTTTACGGCCTTTGTAATGATCAGTATACCTTTGCAAAGCTAATGGAATTAGTATCAGAAAAGACTGGCTATCCTATTGGTGAAATGCATTGGATGATAACTAATCTTCATATATATCCAAGACATTACGATTTATTATGATTATACCAACACTATTATCAAGAGAAACTTTAGAAGCTAAATTATCTACTCTACCTAATAAAACTTATAATAAGTTCATGTGGTGGAGAAGATATCAATCTAGGCAAACTAAGCCTGATAAATCTACTTTTTATGATAAGATTATAAATGGTGATTTTGAAACATCAGATTATTACTATCAAGCAGAGTATGAAAATTATCTTTTAGAAGACGCTGTAAAAGATATAAAGCATTATGAAGATAAAGTAAGTCATATTAGTATGTTTAGAGCCAGGCATAAAAGACTAATGGAAGATTATCAAAAAGAAGAGGCCGAGATTCTGCGTAAATTAAAATTAGAATTTAAAAAAGTATTTAAAATACCAAAAGAAGATTTAGAAAGGATTATGGAAACTTTTGATGGTACAACTTTAGATCTATATATTTATATTAAAGACTTAGTAAAACAAAATAATCCGCCTTCTTAATTTAGTATAAATAAAGTTTATGAACCTACAATTTCAAGATTCTTTTTTCAAATCGCTTAAGCGTTTATCCTGGCATGAAAGTAAGCCTTATAAATTTTATAGGCTTTTTTCTAATGACATTCCATTATTTTTAAAAAATATTTGGGCTTTTCGCCATGAACTCTGGTCACATCGTTGGTGGGATTATCGTTTTACTTTAGAGCTATTCCAAAAGTCATTAAAAATTCAAGAAGAAGGAATTAGGACTAAAGGAATAGAAATAGATTCCAGTAGACAAAAGAAAGAATATAAAATTAGAAAAGCCATTGAACTTCTACAAAATAAATTAGATTCTAATTATATAGATAGAACAGAAGAAAAATACGGTAAATTAAGTGATAAAGAATGGAAGTTTGAAAAAATAGAAAATGATAATTATATTTTAGTAGATGAAGATTCAGAGGAAGAAAAGACTCATAATAGAATGATTTTTGATAAAGCACATAGACTAGAAGAAAAAGAATGGAAAGAATTGTGGGAAATCATCGAAGGAAAAAAATATAAAGAGTATAAGGGTTGGGATGGATCAGATCTTAGAACTTGGTGGGATTAAAATATAAAATTATAATATATGAAAGCAATACTAGAATTTGATCTACCGGATGATCACTATGAGCACAAGGTTGCAATAGAAGGAATTAAATACATGTGCGTACTTACAGAATTAGATGAATGGTTTAGGTCAAAATTAAAATATGATAGTACTCTTGATGAAAAACAATACGAAGTGTATGAAAAATCAAGAGAGCAACTTAGAGACATCATGTACAATAATGGAGTAACTTTTAATGATTAATAATATGTTAGGCTTTATTGTTTTAATTTTAGCAATCGCAGGATCACTAGCCTGGTTATGGGCAGGCGGTATAGATTACATGCATGAAAATCATCCAGATTATAAGGGTGAAGATTTTTTAGGTTTAGATGAAGACGAAGTTAATAAAAAAGCTGGCAGAGATTGGTGGGATGATCATTTGGAAGATTAAATAAAAAAAGTTATGAGTTGGTCAAGTTATGAACAAAGAAGAGACTTCTTATTAAAGACAATGAAAAAACAAACAGATCATTGGTTAAAGGAAGATCAGTATGAAGAATGGCAAAAAAAGAATAAGCCTAAGAAAAGCTATACTTTTAT